CTAGCCCCTGCAAACGACCCACCTAAAGCGGACCGATGGTATTACCCACCGGACCGCCCGTCCCCTACTGGGGACAGTGCGATCGTAGCAAGTAGCTAGTCCACCCACAATTCAACTTCTTACACTATCGGGTGAAAGCCCAGTAGGAAGAGGGAGAATTGACCATGCAGAACGGACCGTAAGGTCCCGGGATGCAACCCGTTCAATTGAGTCCCCCACGAGCCGCGCGAGTAATCGCGCGTACTCTGGCCGGAGAGCGACCTCATTCACATGAGGGCGCAATCGAGCAGTGGCACACTTGCCAACCGATCGATCTCCGACTGGGATTGTGGAGGACGGCCAGTTACGCGTCTTTTGAAAGAGGCGCGGAACTCTGCATTCATACCTTTGATACCTCGTATTCCATCGGACACGGAGGGAAGCAGATAGCTTCCACTCCGATCCAATTGCACACGGGTATCTATCCGAAGGTTGACTGGAGAACCAGTGAAATAGATCCCACGCACTTTCTGCGCGTGTATCTGTCCACCGTGACCCCAGATCATTCCGGGCAATTCCATTCGCTCGGACCCGGCACTGAGCCACAACGTCCTCTGTCCCAGATTGCGGCCACCAAAGTGGCTCGCCATCGGGAGTTCGAGGAGCGTCTGCTCGGCACCGAAGTCCAGTAAGAACTGAATTGACAGGTAACACCATGGTTGGGTGAATTTCTTCTGCCCAATCGTGGAGTAATGCAGCTGCACGGTATGCGCCTTGAAGGAATAATTTCCTTTGTAGGCATAACAGTGCAAGGTGATCTTCGAGCTTGTTGTCGGCAGCATAATGGTACTCCTTGTTACGAGTTATCGTGACATCGATACCGTTAAACCACTCCGATCCACACGACTCACGGAAAGGCGTCTTCCAGCATGTTTTTGACATGTTGGGCGAACACCCCACCTCAAGTAATGTGGCATAGAGTGTAGGAAAGGCTTCCTCAGGGACGATAATATCGTCCCCGAAGACGCGAACTTCCTCTGCTAGCGCATCATCACGAAAGTCGCAGACCATGCGGGTTACCCCGTTACGTCTAGACTCATGCGATCTCACTAGTTTTAACGAGGCCATGGTTATGGCCCAGAAGACTAGAGACTCAACGGGAAAGCATACAGCTGATCCCATTGGGGCAAATGCAGACAATCGCACACGTTGATCATCGATCAACATGTGTGACGACCTAGTGGCCATCAATCTGCGACGCAAACCTGGGACCTTCGCGAGAAGGAACCAGACAAGCGGAACGGACACCGTGTCTGAGGCGTTGGAGAGATCCAACGTGACCCAGTTACGGGCTATGGACTGTTGTGCGGCCTTTTGGTTGTGGGTTTGATCCCTAAACTTTATAGACCGCCCTATGATCCTGTGATGGTCACAATATTGCATTAGCTTTCGCATCTGACCCTGCTGTAGGTACTGCGTTGCAGCACTTTCGGCAGAAATCAGTCGTGGCCCCTTGAAGTCTTTTGGCACTAAGCAACAACGCGTTGTCGGACTTTTGTCCCACGTCACGTCGTAGCCACAGCGCATATAGGCCTCAAGGGAATGCGTTCCGTACGTTAGATAAGGGTAGTAGCGCTCAGCCAGTGATGGCCAAGTCCTAAAGCCCCATCGTTCGAATCGGTCCTTCTTCTCAGCAACCACCCCGGGTCCATGACCCGGGATAATGTCATCGAGAAGGGTATCGTTCAGAACTTTCCCTAATAGCTCTTGAGCTATTAAAAGCACAGGATGATCGACTTGGATGCGCACCTTGCGGAGCGCCGCCATGCGGTCGATAAAACCTTGCTTGGCAGTCCTTCCTTGCTCCAATGTCGGCTCACTTGTGAGCTTAGCATCGAAGAGGAGGAATTGCCGGAGATAACGTATAGAGACAACATTAGGCTCGGAACGGAGCATACCGTCCCGGTCGAACACCATGAGGAAAGCCTCATGACATAAGACCGGTAGGCATGTGTTCCTCTTCGAGCGAAAGTTAATGATCGGTTCAAAACGACCATTCACTAGACCTCGATCCAGGGCCTTCCCTAATAAGGGGAGGGTTACCCGGGCAAAGCTAGAGCCTTCTGAGCGTAGCCTTTCAACTATGCTCTGAAGGTCTTTATTCGAAAAGGGTACTCCGTTCGCGATGCCGTCGTCGATCAAACGATGACGGAGCGCGACGAATCGCTCTTGGAACGGATTAAGGTCTCCCAAAATGGGTTTCCTCCAAGTTCCAATGGTAAACATCTATCTGAGATGTTACCTACATACATCATTCAAAGCCGACCGAATCAACTCGAGCTCGCTCGTTAAGCGAGAGTCGGATTGAACGGGCCCGTCACGTTGAAATCCCCTTCCGGGGTCGCACCGTTGTACAGGCTCGTAAGGTTGGCGTTGCGATTGATGTAGGAGGTCAGCTGGGCAACCATGTCTTTCAACATGGCCAGCGTGATCTCCGTGCTGCGAGGGACAGCGAACTGCACATCGACCGTAAGCACCAGGTTCTGATTCGTGGTATCATCCACGATCAGCTTCTGGAGCGTGATCTTGTGCCGGTCCGTCCCCTTGGCCCCAACGGGCCTCAAGATATGCTGAACGCGGAGGGTCTCGGGCTCAACGAGCCCGGCCCCTTCGTTCGCGTACACCTTGATGGACCCCTGTTGGGACTGCTGCTTGTAGGTGACGTCGGTGGATCCATCCGCCTTCGTCAGTATGATGTCTGCCATCGGAAACTCCTCGAGACTGCCCTCGTTGTAGAGGGCGGTTTAAGCATGAAGACTGTCATGCGCAGGACCGTTTATCGCAGGGCCCGTTGCACTATTAGTGCGCCGGATGCGATTGCTTGGAAAAGCCCCAGGGACGAAAAGTCAACAACCCCGGAGGTCTCAGGAATAGTGAGGTATCGCGAATATGTCCTCATGCTACCTTTAGCAAGAAGGACATGACTGGTCGGATTAACCATGTATGCGCCGATAGAGGACGTAAACCCGGGTATCAAATAATACCCGTACTTCGTCTCCTCCGTCAGCGAACATGATAGATTCCGAATCTCCGAGAACGGATCGCCAATACGGAAACGCGTCAATTCGTTGATACGTTCCTGGGCATTGGTAACCCAATCAAGGACGAACGAGAATGGGATTAACTCCCAGGCAAGGCCAACCACTTTGTTAACACCGAAGTGCTGTAGGTAAGCCGACCATGCGTCTTTCCAGTTCAAGTCATCTCGCACCTTTCCCCACGCCCCTATGCAGGCTACACTCTCTTTGGAAATATACCATTTCCTAGTAGTAGTGAAACCCGCTATCGGGTACGAGGTTGGGATGCCAGTATTCGTGAAGGAAGACTGTGAAGCCTTCCGCACTCTGATCGGGACGTACGACCCACCATTATTAGCCAGATACCACAATCTCCGCTGCACCAGTTGATGGGCAGTAAGTGCTGTGGTAATGTCTCGTATGGCGGGTTTCACACCAAAGTTGTAAGACAACCAGGCGTTCGAGCTTCCCTTGACTATCCGCGCTATAGTTCCTAAGTTCCTCTTTTGAAGCCCCAAAGCCGCTACTCCAGCAAGGAAATCCTTGATGGCGCGCGACGGATTGATAACATACTTCAAGGCATCCACAAAGATGCCATGTTCGTACATCGTCTCTCCTAGGAGCATCGAAGAGGGAATGAAGCTATCACAAGCCTCATTAAACTCGGAAGTTAGCGAATACCAGTCGTGCTTTCTGTAAGCAGTAGCGGTTCCGTTGAAACCCTGCGGGATTATTTGTCCTGCAGGATCGGCGAAGCCACCGTGCTGAGATTGCAAATAGACTGCGGCATTGTCATAAGTGCTCGTCCACACTCGGTTATACCCCGAACACTGCACCGCGGAATGGAGCGTAACGAAGTTGCGCTCGAATTCGAGCGTTTCTGTCGTATGTGAGCATGGGTGGTTCGGCATGAATTGCCGTAACTTATACCCAGGCTCAACCGACCTGAGGAGGGCTTGACGCCTTCCCCAGTCGCGACGCTTTGTCTTTGATGCAGCTGGAGACAACCAATCCGTCATAGACGAAACCTGTTCGGTCTGCTGATTAAGGGTCGTTGTCGTTCCGCCGCCGACATGGCTGACTATCTCCGATGAGGGGATAGCGCAGTTAGTCCGCTGCTTCAACGTTCGACCCCAGCTAGCGTTCAGATTCGTCTTCAACGTCCGTGAGCGAGTTCTCATTGTGAGTGCCTCTTTCCTGAATTACGATGAGATGCTCTAAGCTTCCGAGCTTTGAGAGCGGAGTAGAATCCTCTAAATGCGACGACTGCAAGCACGAGGAGGCCGCGAGGCCAACCATGCAACAGTCGAGACCACATAGAGAGAAGGGAGATAGCGACGTCGAGGATAATTAGGTCAACCCACAATGGGGTTAACTTTGTCTTTCTCTTCATCACTACCTCCTCGGTTCTACTACTCATTCCATCGTAACATTCAATGATGCCAGTGCTTTGCTAAGTTTTACATGTTGAGTCCTGTAAAGGATATCGGCACTGTAAGGCGGTGCAACATTATAATCACCGCGGCATCGAAGGACGTGGGACCTTTCTAGGGG